CTTATGAAGGTGATAACTCATCACCTTCTGCCAGAACTATTACTACTGGGTTTAGACCAAAATTTGTAATGGTGAAAAATATAGATTCTACAAATCGTTGGATAATACAGGACAGTTGTAGAGATTCCGGTGCGGCATCTGGCAATGTTCTTTATGCAGATTTAGCCTATGCAGAGAGTGATCATGTATCACATACAATGAATTTTGATGCTACAGGATTTTCGTTCACCACAGGAAGCACTTTGGGCCATATGAATGCCCAAGGCGATACATTCATCTATGCCGCATTTGCATAACATTGAAAAATAGAAACACAACTCCATCAAGCTGAAGGATATCGGACATTTTTGACCGAAATACAGGTTTATGATTGCACCTGCTACAAAACAATCAGATACGCAGTATAAAAATTAAAAGGAAACAAACATGAGTTACACAATCCTACCAATCCTCTAATATCCCCCCAATAACTAACTCTTATAAATACTTTTAAGTAAATTATAAGGGTTTTCATGGCAACAATCTCAAACATTTATATAGATGCAGGAGCAGATTATACCACTACCGTAACTGTTACGGATAGTAGTGGTGCTGCTCTTGACCTCACAGGGTACACAGCTGCCGCACAAATCCGTAAAACATACGAATCCTCATCTGTAACAGTTTCTTTTACTGTAGCTTTCAATGCAGATAGAACCACAGGAAGATTAGATATATCACTTACTGGTACTCAAACTGGTGCCATTTCGGCAGGTCGGTATGTCTATGATGTTCTTATAACATCTGGAGCTAGTGCAAAGATTAGGGTAGTTGAGGGTATAGTTACCATTAATCCAAGAGTAACACAATAATATGCCAATAACCGCATCAATAGCACCACCAAGTGTCATCGCAGGGTCAACTGTAACTGGTGAACAACCAAAAGTAACCAGAATGGAAGTGCCTGGTATTAAAGGTGCAGATGGTGATATTACTTGGCAGGATGAATGGAGTTCGGCAACTACATATACACAGAATGAAGCAGTTCAATATAATGGTAGTGCATATGTTTGTTTACAAGGAAATTCAAATATAATTCCTAGTTCTGATACTGATACATGGTCAGTAATGACCTCTAAGGGTGATACAGGTGCAGATGGAAGTTCAGCAACGATTTCTATAGGAACTGTTACTACGGTTGCATCTGGTAATTCTGCAACAGTTACAAATTCAGGAACATCTTCTGCGGCGACTTTTAATTTTAATTTACCAAGAGGTTCTAAAGGTGCGCCTGGAAATTTATCATGGCAGGGAGCTTGGAATTCTGGTACAACATATTATAAATTAGATGTTGTATATTATTCAGGGGGTTCTTATACAGCATTAAGTACTAATACTAATATTGCACCCACAACCACAACCACATGGGATATAATAGCCTTAGCTGGTGCAGCGGGGGGTACAATAGAAGGTATGGCAGATACAAATGTAGCAGAAAGTATATCTGATGCAGCTATTCTAATGTATAATGATACAAGTAGTAAGTGGGAAGATAACAACGTATTCGGTACAAATCGTACTGCTCTCCGATTAGATGGAGGAACATTTTAAAGGTATAACAAATGGCAACACAAATTCAAATTAAAAGAGGAGCCGCAACCGCTGAAACCGCTCCTAGTCAATTAGCTGCAGGAGAACTTGCGGTTACTTATGGTGATGCAGCGGCCCAAGATAATTCGGGTGATAGATTATATATAGGAAATTCTGATGCTTCTGCTAATCTAATTATAGGTGGTAAGTATTTTGCAGATTTAACGGATCATGTACATGGTACACTTACTGCAAGTTCTGCACTAATTGCAGATGCCAGTAGTAAACTGGATAATATTAAGATTGATAATTTAGACCTTAATGGAAATACACTTTCTACTACAGATACTAATGGGGAATTGGTGCTTACTCCTCATGGTACTGCTGGGGTGGGAATTCTTGCTGGAGGAAGTTCTACTTCTGGTACAATAAAATTCTATGAAGCCTCTACGAATGGAAGTAATTCCATCGCAGTTAAATCACCAGCCGCAGTCACGGCAAATGCAACGATAACCTTACCTGAAGCTACTGATACTCTAGTTGGTAAAGCAACAACTGATACATTAACAAATAAAACTTTAACAAGTCCAAAAGTAAATGAAGATGTGGCCATTACAACTACATCAACAGAATTAAATGTAATGGATGGTAGTGCAACTGTTCAAGCAACAGTAACATTGGTAGGAACAGATGGAGTAGTTATAAGTGATAGTGATACAATGAAGCAAGCATTGGTATCAGATTTTGATACTTATATTTCTGCATCATCAGCAACATTAACAAATAAAACATTAACAACTCCAATTATTACTGAAATTGATTCTGGTTCAACAATAACCTTAGATGCTACAACAGATATTATATTGGATGCTGATGGTGGTGATATATTCTTCAAAGATGGTGGTGTAACTTTTGGTAGTGCGACAAATTCTTCTGGTGAATTAATAATCAAATCAGGCACAACAACAGCTGCAACATTTAGTGGAGCAAATATAACTTTAGCTGGTACTGTAGGTTCTGGTGCAATTACATCAACTGGTGGTATTTCAGGAACAACTGGAACTTTTAGTGCAGCTGTTGATGCTGAAATAGGAGCCGCTGGTGCAAATGTTCAAGTAGGTGTTACTGGTGCAAATGAAATAGATACCAGTACAGGAGATTTAACAATTGATTCTCAGGGTGGTACAGTAACTATTGATGATAACCTTACCATTTCAGCAAGTATGACAATTGATATGGGTGCAAATAGGGTCACAAATATTGCAGATCCTTCTAGTGCTCAAGATGCAGCTTCAAAAGCATATGTTGATGCAGTCAAAACAGGACTTGATGTTAAAGACTCATGTTCTCTTGGAACTACTGCAAATCTTGGATATACCTATGATAATGGTGCAGGAACATTAACTGCCGGTTCAACTGGTGCAGTTTCAATTGATAGTGTTGCAACAACTCTTAATATGAGAATTTTGGTTAAAAACCAAACAACCAATACTCAAAATGGTATATACTATGTTTCTACTTTAGGAGATGGTAGTAATGCTATAGTTTTGACAAGAGCAACAGATGCAAATTCTGGATCAGAACTTTCTGGTGGATCTTTCACTTTTGTTGAAAAGGGTACTACAAATTCTGAAAATGGATATGTATTTACTCATGATGGAGATGCTACTTTAGGTACAACTGCATTAACCGTTTCACAATTTTCTGGTGCAGGACAAATTACTGCCGGTACTTCCCTAACAAAATCGGGAAATACTATGAATGTTGCAACGGATGATACTACAGTATTTACACTTTCAGATGCATTGAGTGTACGAAGTACCGCAACAACTGGACAGGTTTTACGATCTACTGGAAGTGCGGCACAAGCTGCGGCATATGGTCAATTAGACCTTGCGAATTCAGATGCAGTTACAGGAATTACTGCTGTTGCAAATGGTGGTACTGGAGCTAATACTTTGACGGCTAATAGAATGTTAATGGCAAATGGAACTAGTGCAGTATCCGTACTTGGTGCAGGAACCGCTGGAATGGTAATGATAAGTAATGGGGCATCAGCACCAGCCTTTGCTAATGTTGATGGAGGAACCTTCTAATGGCTACGGTAATTAAATTAAAAAAATCTGAGACGGCTTCTTCAGTACCCGATACTAATGATATTGTACAAGGAGAGGTTGCAATCAATTCAGCAGATAAAAAAATATATGTAAGAGACTCTAATGATAATATTGTAGAGATCGCTAATACAGAGGGTGAAGGTTTAGGAACAGTTTTAGCAATGTCAGTTGCTTTAGGATAAGGATAATATGGCTACACCAGCAACAAAAGATGCACTTAAAGAACATTGTTTAAGAGCATTAGGAAAACCAGTTATTGATGTCAATGTGGATCCAGATCAATGTGATGACCGCATTGATGATGCACTTCAATATTTTGCAGAGTATCATATGGATGGTGTTGAGAGAATGTATCTCAAATATCAAATGACTGCCGATCAAATCACAAGAGGTTCTACAGACGCTACTACTAACGTAACAGATACCGTAGATAATTCAGGTGGAGCATATTCTTGGTTAGAACAAAAGGTTTGGATACCTTTACCAGCCCCAGTAATTTCCGTACTAAGAATTTTTCCAGTTACAGACCATTCAACTGTACCTATGTTTGATATGAAATATCAAATGAGGTTAAATGATTTATGGGATTTTACTTCTACCTCTATGGTCACTTATCAATTGTTACAAGAACATTTAGATTTCATAGATCATTTATTAGTTGGAGAAGTACCTATTAGATTTAATCAACATCAGAATAGACTTTATTTAGATATGGATTGGCCAAATGAAATTCCAGCTGATCAATTTCTTGTTATTGAATGTTATAGAAAATTAGATCCAACAACATACACAGATGTATATAACGATATATTTATTAAAAAATATGCAACAGCACTTATCAAAAAACAATGGGGTGCAAATTTAATTAAATTCAATGGAGTATCAATGCTGGGTGGTGTTCAAATGAATGGAGAAACAATTTATACCCAAGCTGATGAAGAAATAAAACTATTGGAAGAACAACTCCTGAATGGATATGGACTTCCGGCAGACATGATGATAGGATAAGATGCCAACTTCTGTATATTTCAACACAGGCACAGCCGCTGAACAAAATTTATACGAAAACCTAATTATTGAACAACTTTCAGTATTTGGGCAGGATGTATATTATCTTCCTAGAAAATTAGTCAATGAAGATACATTGTTTGGTGAGGATGCTTCAAGTTCTTTCAATGATGCATATATCATAGAAATGTATCTTGATAATATAGAAGGATATGAGGGCCAAAAAGAAATGATGACCCGATTTGGTCTGGATATGCAAGATGAGGCTACATGGGTAGTTTCTAAAAGAAGGTTTGAACAATTAATATCCTTAGACCAAAATTTAATTGTAAGTACACGCCCAAATGAGGGTGATTTGATTTATTATGCAAAATCAAAGAAACTTTTTGAGATTAGTTTTGTTGATCACGATGATCCGTTTTATCAACTAGCTAATTTACCTGTATTTAAATTACGATGTCGTACCTTTGAATACAGTCATGAAGCTATGTCAACTGGTGTCTCAGAGATTGATGATATTGAAACAGCTCAATCTTTGGATGCACTTGCATATCAAGTTACATTAGAGTCTGGTACAGAATCAGGCACTAATTATTTAGTAACAGAGGATGGAGATTGGATTATAAGTGAAGAATATAGTGTAGATACTGTAGATGTTTCTTCTGACTCTGATTGGTTTGAAACTCAGGGCGATTCCATACTTGATTTTACAGAAAGAAACCCATTTGGTGAGGTAACATAATGCTTGGAAGTACTTTTTATCACGAAACTTTAAGAAAGTGTATAATAGGATTTGGTACACTTTTTAATGACATTCATATTATTAGAAAAGATAGTTCTGGTAATACAATACAATCTATGAAAGTTCCACTTGCATACGGAGCAAAACAGAAATTTCTAACAAGATTGACAGAAGATCCTAGTTTAACAAAAACAGTTGCAATCACTTT